ATCGGTGCAAGGTCTAAAATACCTTTGTTCGAAGCGTTAGGTTGAACGTTGACTTGGAACGCACCGAAGTCGAACACATAGCGAAACCCTGCGTTGCTTACGTTGTCGCTTGTCGCCACGATCATCAGACGCTGCCCGATAGGTGTGTATTGGTATGGTTGTTCGTTTATTGTAATTGCCATATTTTAAATGTCTTTAAATTGATTCTCTATTGTTGCGTTAAAGTCTTTGCCGTATGCTTCAACCACCTTCGATTCGTATTCGTCCCAAATGTTCTCCATTGCGTAGTCGAACGCTTTCCAACCCTTGATTCCGTCGCGTCCTATCTTTCGAGCGATTAAGAAAGCAACTTGTTTCTTCAATGCTTCCGTTGGCTTCTGAAACTTTCCGCTTTCTTTGTCGCGTAACTTGATAGGCTTTATTCGCATCCAGTCTAAAATCGCGCTCACAGGTGGCGGTGTCGCTCCTGCTCTACGTCCATTTTCACGCGCCAAGAAATACTTCGACGCTTTGCCCTTTGCATAGATTGAAATGTCTATCGACTTGCCTTTTATCTTGAGTCGATAAGCTAACGACTTTTCGAGCGTACCACTTGCAACCGCGTTCGTGTAATTGCGTCCAACCTTTCGCTTCATACGATAATCGGACTGCATCAATTCGACAAAGCGTTTAGCCATGTCGTTCACGACAGCGAAGAAGTTTGGTGCGCTCTGTTCGTTAGCCATTGTCCTTTTCGCTTTCCTCTTTAATCTTGTTGAAAAACTGAATCAATGGCAAGCCAAACTTTGTAGGCATATCTTGAATAAAAGCATCTAACTGCTTCAAATGTTCCTCTGTTAGTTGCATATTAGAAAGATAAAATTGTTACGCCTAATGCCTTCGCTACGCACTCTGCTACCCAAGTGTTGTCCTCACCCCACGCTGCGAACTCATCTTCTGTTAAAGTGTAGTTGCCATTCGTTAGAACAGTGCCTTCGTCAGTCTTTAATTCGTAGTAGGTAGTGCAGGTTACTGCATTTGTTTCAAAGTTGAGAATGAGTACACTCATCTCTGTTGCCGTTCCTGCGTTCAAAGGAAATGTGATTGGTTGAATTTTAGCCATTTGTTTATTATATTAAAGTGAATGTTTTTGTTACTCCTCCAATTCTCATTTTTATATCTGTTCCATCAAACCAAATATCACCGTTAACAGGTGAGGTAGGTGCTGTTCCGCTTGGTATTCTTAATGATGCTTTAGCCGTTGTGGCTGCGCCTAAAATTGTTATACCTCTCGCTACTTCAATGGCTCTATAATCCGCAACTGCTGTTAGCGTTGGGTTGATGTAAAGACCTCGCGTTATTCCGTTAGCACCCCCTGTTTGATTTATAGTTGGATCGATAAGCATTGAAACATATCCACCCGAACCACTTGTTGGATTAAATCCTCTTGGTATATTTACAATAGTTCTTGTTCCACTGGTGTTTGCTGCATCACCTTGAGCATTCGATAAAATTACATCCTCTCCAATGTCCGTTGGGAATAATGTACTTCTCACAATAACAGATTCCCTTCCAGATGTTCCTGTTGGAAAAATACCCGCAAGTGATGTACCTACTCTTGCCCCTACACTAAAAAATGCATTTCCCTGCACCCTCGCCGTTCCATTGACATCTAATCGAAACCCAGCGTCTGTGAATGTTCCGCCGTTTTGTAGGAGAAGGTTGCCTGTTGATTGGAACATAGTAATGTATGAAACATTACTCACTCCTTTTATGGTTAAATTTTGACCATTTGTCTGAATAAAATTTAATTGAGCAGTACTTGTGAAAATTATCGAACTTGCTCTTATGCTACCTATAACATCTATTTCAACCGCTGGATTTGTTCTTTTTATTCCTAAAAAACCATTCGTATTGTCCCAAAACAAGTTAGCAGATTCCTGCAACACATTCCCCGTTCCTTCAAATAACACACGTCCAACAGTACCGCTTGTTATTGGTGTAGTGCCTACCGTTAAGCCTGTTGCAATAGTGAATGTTCTATCTGCTGATAAGTCTTGCGTAGTGCCGTTAATTGTCAGCGTTCGCGTTGTTGGAACAGGGGTAAAACCAAGTGCCGTTTCAACCGTCTTGTTCTTCCACAATGAAGTTGAACTCTCGTAAGTTAAAACGTTGTTGTTTACAGGTGTAGTGATAAGAACACCTTCGTCTGAATTGATGTTGCTTCCCAACGTTGGACGAATCATAAGCGTCCCATTGTTAGCCGAGTGAACCACCGCAGCGGCAACGATAATGTTGTTCGGTGCTGTTGGTTGCGTCGTCTGAAAACCACCTGCAACAGTTGTCGAAACGTAAAGAATATCTCCGTCTGTAAACGCTGAAGTGTTCACTCCGCGCATCTTACCGAACTGATACACCTTCCCATCAGCGTTGTTGCTAATTGCTTCCGAAGTAACACCCATATAGTATTGCGATGGAGTAGTTCCGTTGGCTATCATTGGAGCAATCAAAAGACGACCGCTGTTTCCAGTTGTCCCCGCAAATCGGACAGGTGTTCCTTTCGGGATCGTGCTTCCTGTCGTATTGCGAACGTGGTAAAAAGTATCCTCACCCACTTTCTGCGTCGTGCCGTTCATTATGAGTGCTAACGTCTCCGCGTTGTCGTCCCAATAGACCGAGCCTTGCGCCGTTGGTATGTTGGTAGGTGTAACGTCAAATTCTAAATTGCCTAATTGCACCCCAAACTCACCAAGATTAACGTCGCTTGTCGCTCCTGTGTATGGTACTTTGTTGGGCAGTTCTGTTTCGATTGCTACAACGTCCGCTTGTAAGTCGGTTACATCTTGTTGCAACAAATCAATCTCCGCTTCGATGTCTATAATAGTCTGGCAAGAACCTATCGTCGCACACGTCAACCCTACTTCGTCGGTCAACAAATACCAACCGCGAACCCCTTCCTCATTCGTGCCGTAGTAATAATTCGGTGCTGGTGTTGCTTCGTCGTTCACAAGACTAACGTTGCCGTATTCGTCGCGTGTGATACTATCAATGAACGTTAGTATTGAACCTGTCCCACCGCTTCCGCTCTCGAACATATCGTTCCACTCAGCAGGAATACTACAAGCATCCCAGTAATAAGGAACGAGTAATTCAAGACTAACCGTCCAACCTGTAAGCGTGTTGTGAAATTCTTCAAGGAATGGTTCAAGACTTACATTTTGTACCGTGATTAAGTCGCCGAATAAAACGCGGTGGTTTGTAATTTCGGCAACCAAGTCTTCAGCTATTCGTTGAAGGTCTGACAATACCTCGCGTTGAAATTCAACCTTGTCGTCCTTATCACGCGGAAGATCCGCAAGGACAATCTGAAAAGAGAACGTTTTAGTACCTTTCGCGTACGTCACGTTTGAAGGCACGACGTGCATAAAGGGATATTCGGTAAACTTCTCCAAGTCTGCCGTGTCAATCTGACCGTGTGAAAAGGTCTTTAATATAAAGTGTCCAGAGGCAAAAGCCTTGAATCTATCTATAAGCGCGTTGTAGCTTTGTACGTTCGACATAATTGTAGTCTATTAGGTAAGTCATATATGTAAATATCTCCCACGCGCTTTTTTCCGTAATTGCATCAAGTTTTGTTATGTCGCGTCCACAGGCTTCCATAAACAAGTGATACCAACCGTAGCGACCGAGTACTTGGTTTAGTCCTTCTCGGTCGTCAATTCCTGCATCTCCTTCGTCAACTTCTGGACTTCGTTCTCCAAATAATCGAGCGAAGTGTTGTTTAGTTCGTTGAGCAAAGTCGAAAAAAAAAGCATCGCACCATTGAATTGTTCGAGCGTCATCTGCTCAACGTAGCCTTCAACGAGTTCACGATTTTGTTTGCTGTGAGGCACAATAGTATACTTCGAACCAACGCGCTTGTCGATAGGTCGGTAAAGCGTTCCCATTATCTTCACGATGTTCGCGTTCACGTCGGAAGCCCACGTTGAAATGTCAGCGTATTCACCCATACTGATTGAGTAAAGGTCGGGGATAAACCCAAAGTCCTTGTCTTTGATAGTTATCGTCTCGAAGAACTTCGCTGATTCATTCGCCAGAGTGTCCTCGAATGCGCCGAGTAGGGTCGGCAAATGTTGGAAGGGAATCTGCTCCGCTTGTTCTTTGCTTAAGTTAGACACGGAAGCAAGACGCTCAATGTCGTTCTTCGACGCGTGGTAGTCAAGGTATTGCTTGACGCTTATCGACGCGTAGTCAGCGGGTATGCTTACTTTGATGCTCATTCGTTTGTTGTTTAATATCTACAATTAAGATTCTTTTGTTGAAAATACACCCGACTTTAGCTCGGTGCTTTGTGTTAGCGATTGCTGTTACTACCTAACACAGCTACTTGCAATAGTGTCGCGCCCACCTGCAAGGCACTCTTCGTGGCGCTTCTTTCGAAGTGAAGGTTCGCTTATGCTAACTTGTTATTAATCATTATTGTAATCGTTATTCCTCTTTTGTCTTTCGCTTTGGTAATCATCTTTAACAAATGATTGAGCCTTATATTTTATGCGGTAAATTATAAGCAATATACCTAATAAGAATAATGAATAGAAAAATATGTTTGCTAATAGCTTTATAATTATCATGCTAACTTGTTCTTAAAGACGATGTCACGAACCACAATAAAGACACCCTTCATCGTCGTCGTCGATAGTGTTTGCTTCGTTGTAAATTCTTATTGCTTCCATCTCCACCTGCTCTTTCGTCCACGTTGGATTGAAGGCGCTTATTTGTGATTTCAAAAAGTTTAATTTGTTTTCGCTCATTTGTTTGTTTCGTTTAATTCCTCAGTTGGCACTCCAGATATGGCATAGACAGTATTAAGAAAGTCATTAAAATTATTCTCGATATACTCAGGCGATTGCTTAGCAGCTCTTACGCAAATAGCTTTAAGAACTTCCATAAAGCAGGCGCTGTTGTAGTCTTTAATTCCATAGACCGCCGCTAAGTACATTAAATTGGTGTGTCCTGTTTCGACCTGATGGTGATGCTGTAATACTTGTAAATAATCTTCGTTCATTTCTTATTATACGTTTAGTTGTTTGTTTTTTATGTCACAATAATTCAGAAAATTGTGACAAACGTTTGCCACTAATTGTCTTGTTCTGTCTTTTGTTTGTCGCAAGTATTGTCAACTTTTGCGACATTCATTTCTTTCGCCTTGTTTAAAATAGCGTTCCACTCCCATTTGTCTTTTGGTGTGTTCCATAGTTCTTGAAACATCCAGTCTAACGCGTTCATACAATTAAATCTTCGACGTTAATTTGATGTTCGTCAAGTAGTTCACGAATGTATTTAAATACTTCTTCAATCCCTTCTTGATACGCGCCCTCTTGCCGTTCGTTGTACTTGGTGAACTTCCTGTATCCGTTCATATCGAGTTCCCAAAGCATTAAAGCCATATCACGCGCCTTTGTCATTCGGTTGAACTCATAACGATCTTCGCCGTCGGAAAGGTCAAAGGTTAGTGTTGCGGTACTCATAATTTGTCGAATTGGTTGTTATAATTTGTCGTTGATTATTATCTGAATGGGCGCATCGTTCACACCTGCTAATTCAGTTCGTTCAACGTACCCTCGTTTCTTTCCGCGTGTCTTCAAATAGAAGATTGTAGCGCTTGTGTTGGGTGCATCTTGAATACGGATTACTTCACCGTCTGGTGTTGACACCTCGCGGTGCGCTCCCTTAATCAATTCAAACAACTGACTTTCTGCAAAGTCAACAGCAAGGTCAGATAACGATTCAACCTTTGACTTGTAATCTTCGTCTTCTTGCAACCAACGATAGTGCGTTGTCCTATCTATTCCTACAATTTCACACGCTGACGTTACGACACCCAAAGTAGATTCCAATGCCTTTAGCATAGCATTCTTTTTTAGTGTTGCGTTTTGTGGTTTAGATTCTTCCTTACTCATAAAATGTAAATATAAAAACTACGTCAATTTACTTTTGAAGTGGTTAATAACTTGTTCCATTTTCGAATCGTAGTATTTCGAGAATGTGTTGAACCCTTCGTTGTCAAGTTCAAAGCAACGAAACATAACACCCCTTAAACGTTGTGAGGGCTTCTTGAGCGTATCTTCTAACTCTGACTTTAATGATTCAACCACTTCCAGTTCTTCGCGCTTAAATGATTCATCTTTGAACGCGAGGTATCCAAACTGATTCGCAATTGTGAATAGTTCTGACGCTTGGTTTGGTGTTAACTCATTCGTTCCAAAGGTCAACTTTAACGTTTTGTCCTTTCGCGTAGTAACGGCTTCGAGTTGAGCGGGAATTAAAATCATACACTAAAGATACGAAATGAATTATTAACATTCAATAGTTGTTGAAATCTATTTGTAGTTTGTTTCATTGCTTTTATTATATTTGAATACTCGATTTTCTTCAAAGCATTGCCCCAAGCATTGTGCTGATTTTAAGTAATCGAGTACGGTGTGCGGGGCAACTTCTTTTGTAGCAATTTGAGAAATGGTCTTGTCCACATTCAACCCATACCAACGACGTGTGAAGTTGGTGAATGAACGTGATAATTAGAAGGAAGGTTATTTGTAGTGGTAATGGA